ATGGCGACATCGGAGAAGTAAGTGCAAACAATAGTCGTTATGTTGACGATTTTATGCAATGGGATATCACTGCTAAATATGACGTTAATGACAGCTTTGGTATCAAGGTCGAAGCAATTAACTTAAATAATAGGCCAGAATATTATTACTGGGGTGATGAGTCACAATTAAGCCAGTTTGATATGTATGGCAGGAATTATAGTGTAAGTTTCAACTACACCATGTAAAAATAGTTCTTGACATCATTAGTCTTATTTAGTATAATATACCTAAATCGAGAAAACACTATTTGTAGTGTTTTATTCGTTCATCTTACCTTAGTAAGACGGAAGTAGGGATTCTCCCGAAGGAACGCGTTGGAAATCAACAAAAGGTCTTTTAAGGAGAGCAATATGAGTTGTAGTACTATGATTTATCGTGGTGTACGCGTTGCACAATCTGATAACGTTGAGACTGATGGTACCATTCCAGCGAAATCTTACGTTTACAGAGGAATTAAGCATAACGGCATGAGAGTAGCTAAGTCAGATACGGTACCTGCGGGTGTCTATCGAGGCGTTCAGCTATAATCGAAAATAAAAGGGGGGCATTGCCTCCCTTTTTTATTTAACAAAAAATCTTAAATACCCTTCATAAATTACCTACACACCAGCTTTAGCGAGTCCTTGCAAAAATAGTTCTTGACTTTTACCTTAATTTTTGCTATAATTTCACCGAAATCAATAATGATTTCAGGCCAATGAATATAAGGAGATCATTCGCTAAAATGAAAGCAATACCCCTCGTTCTTTTACTCTCACTTCTCGTCAGCCCCGCAGTCTCATCTGCAAAGATCAAAGACTCTTTTACCGCAAAAGCAGATTCGTCCGGAAAGTATTGTGCATTCGTAACAATAAATGATGGTTCCCCCTACTTAAAAAGCAAAAAGAAAGTATGCCTAACCATCAAACAATGGAAAGCTAATGGTTACGACATAGACGTAAAAAAGCCTTTACTAGAAAGTTTGCCTGATAAAAAAGAGCTAACTGCTTGAAAAAGGCCCTTCGGGGCCTTTTTTATCACACATACCAAAAATAATTCTTGACATTATCAGTATTATTTAGTATAATATATGTTCTTATTTGACTGGTCGAAAATTTATAAAGCATCGGAGGGAAGCTCTAAAGAAGCGTTTCGTATATTTACAATGATGGTAAATAGAGAAGTGCCTCTTAATAAGTTTGATCCTATTTATAAATATTCGCAGAAATCTTTCCTAGGTAGTAGCTATCTGCTACGCCCTACCCTGCTTGTCGAGCGGTCCAATAAGTATACATATAAAGAGTTAGCAGACTATATAGCTGCTGCCTCTTTTCGTTCGTATGCTAATTATAAAATTAGTAGAGATACGACACTAGACAGAGTCCTTCTTCCTATTTCTGATAGGAGAATTGACTCATTTATCAAAAACAATAGGCTACTTTACCTAGATAGTGATAGAGTTCACTTTCTACTAGAAGAAGTCAAATCTTAGGAGATTCACATGGCAATTGCCTTCAACAAAACCAAGGGTGGAGCACAGAAGTCTAGCATCAGTTCATTTGCATATCGTGATGGCGATAATAAAGTGCGGCTGGTAGGAGATATTCTTGCTCGTTACGTTTACTGGATTCAAGGAGAGAATGGTAAAAACATTCCTTTCGAGTGTCTTTCTTTTGATCGTAGCGAAGAGCGTTTCAACAACAAAGAAAAAGATTGGGTTAGAGAGTTCTATCCTGATTTGAAATGTGGATGGAGCTATGCAATGCAGTGTATTGAGAATGGTGAAGTGAAAGTTATCAATCTCAAGAAAAAGCTTTTTGAACAAGTTCTGTCTGCCGCAGAAGATCTTGGTGATCCTACCGACCCGGATACCGGATGGGACGTCCAGTTTAGACGCAACAAGACTGGTCCTCTTCCTTACAACGTAGAATACCAGCTTCAGCCTCTGAAATGCAAGCCCCGTGCACTGAACGATGAAGAGCTGCAAGCAATTGCAGATCTGAAATCTATGGATGACGTAATGCCTCGTCCTACTCCAGACGCACAAAAAGAACTGTTAGACCGCATTCGTGATAGTGCATCTAGCGAAAATGAAATCGACGAAAGCATTGAAGAAGAGTTCAACGTTTCATGATATTGTTTACGGCGGACTGGCATCTAAAGCTGGGCCAAAAGAACGTCCCAGTAAGATGGGCTGCAGAAAGATATAATCAATTCTTTAAGAATATTCATTCATTAGAGAAGGATTGTAACATGCACATAATTGGGGGCGATCTCTTTGATCGCCTACCAACTATGGATGAGCTGCAGCTATACTTTTCTTTTATTAGTGGAGTGAGTATTCCTACGCTTATTTACGATGGGAATCATGAAGCTACTAAAAAGAATCGCACATTTTTTTCTCAGCTAAAAGAGGTCTCTCGACAAGTAAATCCTCTTGTGAGTATTATAGACATCTCTTTTATTGATAAAGATTTAGGCTTTGGTGTTCTTCCCTATGCTGATCTTCATAAGAGTAAAAGCATAGAACATTTATCCAATGAGATGGAAAAGACCTGGCCTCTTTTTACTCATGTAAGAGGAGAGATTCCTCCTCACGTAAAGCCAGAAATAAACCTAGATAGTCTAGCAGATTTTCCTGTTGTGTTTGCTGGAGACTTGCACGCACACAGTAATACACAAAGAAACATTGTGTACCCAGGAAGCCCTATGACTACATCTTTTCATAGACAGAAAGTATCCACAGGGTATCTTCTTATCAATGAAAGAAACTGGGACTGGATGTGGGAGCCTTTTGAGCTTCCACAACTAATAAGAAAGACTGTTAAAGATCCAAAAGAAATGGTTCCAACGGAGTATGATCATACGATCTATGAAATCGAAGGAGACATTCAAGAACTTGCAGCAGTAAAAAACTCAGAGCTACTTGATAAAAAAGTAGTAAAAAGAAGTACAGAATCCTCTCTAGCTATAGACAAAGAGATGAGTATAGAGGAAGAACTTTCTCAGTATTTATCTCAAATTCTGGATCTTGCAGAGGAACAAATAGACAGTATACTGAGGACATTTAGTGATTACTCTCAAAAAGCTGCAATGGAGTAACTGTTTTAGCTATGGACCCGATAATGAGATAGACTTAGATGATACTACAGTCACTCAAATAATTGGAACTAACGGTATGGGCAAATCGTCCATACCGTTAATCATAGAGGAAGCATTATACAATAAAAACTCCAAAGGCATTAAAAAAGCAGATATACCAAATAGGTATATAAATGATGGGTACTCTATTACTCTTTCTTTTACGAAAGATGAAGATAGGTATGAAATTGATATTACCAGAAAATCGACTATTAAAGTCAAACTTCTAAAAAACGGGACAGATATTTCTAGCCACACGGCTACGAATACATATAAATCTATCCAAGAACTCATAGGAGTAGACTTTAAGACATTTTCTCAAATAGTTTACCAAAACACAAATGCGAGCTTGCAGTTTCTAACCGCGACGGATACCAATAGAAAAAAGTTTCTTATTGATCTATTGCACCTAGATAACTACGTGGCTCTTTTTGAAACTTTTAAGTCATCTGCAAGAACAAGTGCTCTTGAAATAGCAAAACTTACCGGAGAGGTAGAAATGGTAGAAAAATGGTTGGACTCCAACGATTTGAAGGATACTACCATACTACCTATGCTAGATTTAGAAATTGAGACGGATGAAGATGAGAAACAATTACGTTCTTTATCATTAGAACTTCTAAATATCTCCGAAAAAAATAAAAAAATTTCAACAAATAACACATATAAGGATCTGCTTAGTAAGATAAACATAGATGAAGTACAAAGACTGCCTCCACTACAGAGACAGTCCTATGATACTTTACAAGCAGAAGTAGGAGAGCTTAGAGCCACTCAATCTTTTTTGACAAAAGAAATAGATAAGCTAGAAGCTACTCCAGATGTGTGCTCTTCTTGCGGACAAAAAATTCCAAAAGATTCTTTCGAAGATTTACTAGAGTCTCATGCAACTGCCTTGGGCACGACAAAGCAAAAGCTGCGTTCGGCCACAGCACTTGTAAAAGAGATAAAAGAGAATAACGAAGAGCTAGATAGGAGAGAGAAGCTAGAATCGGAATGGAGAGAGCTATACAGAAGTATAGACAACTCTCTTCCTTCAGAGATAATAGAGAAAGAAGATTTACAAGAACAAATATCAGACGTTTCGCTAAGAATAGATAAAGCGAAAAAGAAGATAGATGAGATTATGAAAGAGAACGAAAAACGTACTCTTTCAAACAATCGTATTTCTATTATCCAAGCTCAGAGAGATTCTTTTGTTGAAAAGTTAAACGATGCAAGTGAAAAATTATCCGAGGTAGAAACCTTAAACTCTAACTTGGAAGTACTGAAAAAAGCATTCAGCACAAATGGGCTGATTGCGTACAAGATAGAAAATCTTGTAAAGGAGCTGGAAGAATTAACAAACACATATCTAGCGGAACTATCCGACGGTAGGTTTACGTTAGAGTTTATTGTAGTAAATGATAAACTAAACGTACAGGTAACGGATAACGAAAATGTAGTGGACATACTTGCCCTTTCTTCAGGAGAGTTAGCAAGAGTTAATACTGCTACACTACTTGCAATTAGAAAACTAATGAGTAGTATTTCTAAGTCTCGACTGAATGTCTTGTTCTTAGACGAAGTTACTAATGTGCTAGATGACGCAGGAAGAGAAAAGTTGGTAGAGGTTCTTCTAAAAGAAGAGCTAAATACTTATGTAGTTTCTCACGGCTGGACTCACCCACTACTTGAAAAAGTTGAAGTAGTAAAGAAAGGGAATGTGAGTTCCTTAGACAAATAACATGGTAGATTCAAGAGCAAAAGGGGCCAGAGGAGAGTACCTCGTTAGAGATATGCTTAGAGAGCATTCTAATTTACAGTTTGAACGAGTGCCTAACTCTGGAGCCTTAGAATATTTGAAAGGAGACCTATATATTCCTCATGAGAAGAATATATATTGTATAGAAGTAAAAAATTATGCAGAGTCTCCATTATCGGATAGGATATTTACTCAGAAAAAAACAAATAACTTGATAAAGTGGTGGAAAAAGCTAATTATACAGGCAGAGGGAGGAAATCAAACTCCTCTTTTGTTTTTCAAGTATAACCGATCACCAATTTATGTAGTTACTGATCTACGTCCAGACGTTACAGAAGAATATCTATATATTCGATTTCTTAATTGTTATATTCTGCTAGCAGAAGAATGGCTTGAAAAAGAAAAACCGAGGTTTTTACAATAAATGGCAATTAATTTTGACGACATGCTAGTAAATGAAGGTGGAGGGACTCTAATTGTAGACGCCCTCAATCTTGCATTTAGGTGGAAGCATAGGGGAGAAACAGACTTTAGGTATAAGTACCAACAAACTGTCCAGTCATTAGCTAAGTCCTATAACTGTGACCAGATAATTATAACCGCAGACTGGGGATCCTCTAGCTACCGAAAAGAGATTGATGGAGATTACAAACAAAACCGAGCAGAAAAAATTGCAAAACAGACTGAAAAAGAAAAGATGGCTTTTGAGGATTTTATTTCAGAGTTCGAGGACACTCTTTCTCTACTAGAAGCTGACTATAAAGTTCTTAGATTTCGAGGTGTTGAAGCAGATGATATTGCAGCACATCTGGTAAAAAATCGAAGTAAGTACGGTTTAGGTTTTATATGGTTGATTTCAAGTGATAGAGACTGGGACTTACTTATTCAAGAAGATGTAAGTAGGTTTTCGTATGTTACTCGTGCAGAAACAACCCTATATACTTGGAAAGACCACTATGATGTATCTCCTGAACAGTACATTTCTCTCAAGTGCCTAACAGGTGACTCAGGAGACAATGTTGCAGGAATCCCAGGCATCGGCCCTAAGAGGGCAAGTAGCCTGCTGAAAGAATATGAGACTGCGTGGGATATATACGAAGCTACTCCTATAAACAGTAACTACAAGTATATTCAGAGCTTGAATCAATATGCGGATAGGATCTTACTGAACTACGAACTTATGGATTTAATTACATTTTGTGATGATGCAATAGGAGCAGATAACGTGTCTGCTATAAAGGAGATAATGGGTGTTGCAGCTTAACTATGCTAGGGATAAGTACTTGTCCGATTTTAGTTTCAAAACTTTGCAGGATAGGTACCTTCTTGAGGGAGAAACTTCTCCTCAAGAAGCATTTGGTCGGGCAGCTATGGCTTTCGCGAATGATGATGAACATGCACAACGTTTGTACGACTATGCAAGTAAGTTGTGGTTTATGTTTTCTACTCCAGTTCTTTCAAATGGAGGCACGGCACGAGGTCTGCCTATAAGTTGTTTTTTGAACTATGTAGATGACAGCAGGGTCGGAATTACCGATCATTACACTGAAAATGCGTTTCTTTCCTCTGTGGGAGGAGGAGTTGGGGGATGTTGGAGTGGGGTTCGGAGTGTAGGCTCGAAAACGAGCAATGGCTCCGAAAGTACGGGAGTAATCCCGTTTCTAAAAGTAGTAGATGCAGAAATGCTTGCATTTTCTCAAGGAGTAACACGTCGAGGAAGCTATGCGGCTTATCTGGATATCTCTCACCCAGAGATTGAAGAGTTTTTAGACATTAGAAAACCAACGGGAGGTGATATAAATCGTAAGTCTACAAACTTGCATCATGGAGTAGTAATTTCAGATGATTTCATGCAAATTATTGAAAACGCTACTCGAATCCCAGGTTTTGATGACTCATGGGCCTTAATTGATCCGAATACACAAAAAGTAAGTAAAACTGTATCTGCAAAAACGCTTTGGGTAAAACTTATTCAAAATCGTGTGGAAACAGGTGAACCTTACATTATGTTTAAGGATACCGTTGATGAAGCTCTTCCTGAGTTTCAAAGACGAAAAGGTCTTCATGTGAATCAATCAAATCTTTGTTCCGAGATTACTCTTCCCACAGACGAAGAAAGAACAGCGGTGTGTTGTCTCTCAAGTGTAAACTTGGAGGAGTATGACGAGTGGAAGAATGATGAAAACTTCATTCCCGATCTTGTTTGCATGCTAGATAATGTTCTTACTCATTTCATTGATAATGCTCCTTCACAGCTCAGTAAAGCAAAGTATAGTGCTATGAGAGAAAGAAGCATCGGTTTAGGAGCAATGGGGTTCCATGCTTATCTACAGAGACATAATATTCCGTTTGAAAGCCCTATGGCAAAAAGCAAAAATCTATCTATGTTTAGTACAATTAAAGGAGGGGCGGTTAGAGCCACTGAAAACTTGGCTATCGAACGTGGCGCTTGTCCTGACGATGATAGGGGTAGGGTCCGCAACGCTCATTTGTTGGCTATTGCTCCTAATGCTAGCTCTAGTATTATTTGTGGTAATACTTCTCCCAGTATTGAGCCTTATAGAGCTAATGCGTTTACACAGAAAACTAAGTCGGGCAGTAGTTTGCTTAAAAACGAGTATCTTGAAGCGATACTACAAGACCTAGGAGAAGATACTGAAGAAGTTTGGAAAAGTATTATTACGAATAATGGCTCAGTACAACACTTGGACTTTCTTGACGATTGGACAAAAGACGTATTCAAAACTGCTGTAGAGATTGACCAACGTTGGGTAATTGAAATGGCTGCTGATAGACAAGAATATATTTGTCAAAGTCAGTCTTTGAATGTCTTTTTTCCATCAAATGTTTCAAAACAAGAGCTGCATGCCATTCATATGATGGCGTGGAAACGTGGCGTAAAGACTCTATACTATCTGAGAAGCGAGGCTTATAAAAGAGCTGAGAATGTATCAGATGAAGTGCTTCGTCAACGTATCTTTGAAAGCCTAGATGACGAAGGATGCCTTGCGTGTGAAGGCTAAGGTTTGGACGATTTGGAAATACACAATCGGAAGTTTTAGCGATGAAAAAACAGCCGAACATGATAATGCTGTAGCAGTTCTACGAACTTTGATTGTTCTTGTCAATTTTATGACTTGTTTCTTCATCATGGCGAACGTAGTTCATAATTGGTAGAAAGAATGAGTTTATTACAGGAAAGAGAATACTACAAGCCCTTTAATTATCCCTGGGCTTTTGAACACTATAAATCTCAGCAACATATGCATTGGTTGCCTGATGAAGTCAATCTTGCAGATGATCTGAGAGACTATAGAGAAAAACTAACTGAAGAAAACAAGAATCTTATTTCTAGTATTTTTCGGTTTTTTACGCAAGCGG